ATTGATAGAACAACAGAATCACCAAGAGCATACAATGTTATTGAAAGACAATCAGAACTTGCTGATTTTATTATTAATAACTACGGCACTGCTACAAAAGATATTCGTTCAATATCTTACAGCGTTCATCCAGATGATGTAAATGCAATTAAAGATATTGAAATCTATGACAGAATTGACATTGACCATGATGATGATGGACTTGTTATTGATAAGCAATATGCAATAATGGGTATTACTCATAGCATTACTCCAATTTCTTGGGATATAACTTACCAACTTTGGAACCAAGAAGGACGAGCATAAAGTTTCTGGCTGCCTCCAGAAAATGCAGAACCCTCTCCACGATGTCTGATAACTAATGGAGAGGGTTTCTGTTATTTAATCTTCTAAACTTGGTTGCACCTCTGGTAGTAGGTCTACCGTAATCGTTTTAGATTCTTCCTTCTTAACTTTAGGACGCTTTGTTTCGTAATCCCAATCTTTTGCTGGAATCAATTTACCTTCGTAATAAACATTTTTAGCCATTGTTACTCCTTATTAGCCAAGATAATATAGATGTCATCAACACGACTCTCTAATCTTGTGATTTGGTCTTTCATGCTGGACCCTGAATTTGGCTTCAACTCAGATAGGAATTTAGAAATCATCCATTTAGAGAAGCCAAAAAAGGCTGCAAGGATGCTTACTACTCCAACAAAAACGGCAGAGATAGTTTCAGGGTTTAAAGTCAACATACATCAATTGTACAATAGAAGTAGATTAACCTTTGGAGGAATCAATGGAAACCCTTAATTTACTGCCACCATCACTTGAATGGATGGTCTACCGTAACGACACTACAGAATTAACAATTGTTCTGGTAGATGAGAATGATGCTGCCCTTGACCTAACAGACTGGAATTTTACAGGCAAAGTTAGAGAATATCCATCAGATGCAACAGTAATAGAAACCCTCACCATTACAAAGGATGATAATGTACTAACAGTAGCACTTGATAACTCAGGCCTTCCAATTACAAGTTATTTTGATATTGAAGGAATTAATTCAGATAGCGGAAATGTTTCTACAGTAGTTAGAGGAAGAATTCAAGTAGAAGAGGATGTAACAAGATGACTCTTGGTTATGTAAAAGTAACATCTGAATCAGCATTACTTAATGGCGAAGTTGAAGTTATTTCTCCAAGTAAAATTAAAGTTCTTGCATCAGGAATAATTGTTGCACAAGGTCCTGTCGGACCACAAGGTCCTGCAGGTACTGCTGGAGCGACTGGAGCCACTGGTGCTACTGGTGCTACTGGTGCTACTGGTGCTACTGGTGCAACTGGTGCTACTGGAGCAACTGGTGCACAAGGAATTCAAGGCATACAAGGCATTCAGGGATTACAAGGCATACAAGGCATTCAAGGCGATATTGGAAACACTGGTGCTACAGGAAGCCAAGGAATCCAAGGAATCCAAGGAATCAAAGGCGATACTGGAAATACAGGAGCAACTGGCTCTGCTGGAACAAACGGTACTAATGGAACTAACGGTACTGATGGAGACCATTACCACACAACATCTACAACATCATTTGCATTAGGTACATCTGGTTCACAAACAATTGTTCTTGATGATATTAATGTTGATTATTCAATTGGTCAAACAGTTATTGTTGCTTATGACATTGACCATCATCAACATGGAACAGTTTCTAATTACAACCCTGCAAATGGCCAATTAACTTTTGTTAAAGATAATAAAACAGGTTCAGGAACTTTTGCATCATGGACAGTAAACCTTAATGGTGCTGTTGGTATTCAAGGAGAACAAGGAATACAAGGCATTCAAGGAGTGGCAGGAACAGATGCATTGTGGAATTTCACAGGTGCATACAGTGGTGGTGCAGCATATGCAATTGGAGATATAGCAACTTATCAAGGGCAGACTTGGTATCGCATTGATGCACATGGTGGAAATGTTGGAGATACTCCAGCAGAAGGACTTTACTGGACATTAATTGCAGCAGAAGGAGACCAAGGAATCCAAGGAGTTCAAGGAGACCAAGGAATTCAAGGAATTCAAGGAGACCAAGGAATCCAAGGCATTCAAGGAGACCAAGGAATTCAGGGCGACCAAGGAATTCAAGGAATACAAGGAATTGCAGGACCAGAATTAACTGGTGGACCAATCCGTTCTGCATCAGGTACATCAACTATTCATTCACAAACAGGTACAGGCGATACATTTGTAATGAGCACTGGAACTCCAACAATTACAAGTGGCATGATTGTTGACGGTATTGCAATTAATAATGGAGCAGGTACTGGTACTGGTAACATGGCTATTGGCTATATAGCACTTGAAGATAATACTACAGGTGAATTTAATACTGCTATTGGTAGCGAAACACTTTCAAATAATACTACTGGTGATTACAATCTTGCTATTGGTGCCAATTCACTTAAAAACAATTTAACAGGTGATTCAAATCTAGCAATTGGATTTAACGCACTTAATGCTAATACACAAAACGGTAACCTTGCAATTGGTGCTAATGCAGGACAAAGCAATACAACAGGTAGTGTTACAGCAATTGGACAAAATGCTTTGTCTAATAATACAACTGGTAATAATACTGCTATTGGTAGTCAAGCCATGATTAATAATACAACAGGTAATGCAAATCTTGCAATTGGTTCTAATACACTGTATGAAAACTTAACAGGCAATACAAATCTTGCAATTGGTACTTCTAGTATGTACTCAAATAGAACTGGTGGATTTAATACAGCAGTAGGTAGTGCCTCATTAAGGTCAAATGTTATAAGTAGCAACAATACAGCAATTGCAAGAGAAGCACTTAGAGATACAACATCTATTATTGCATCACTTGGAACAATTACTGGTGGTAGTGGATACACAGATGGAACTTATAATGGAGTAAATTTAGAACCTAATAATAACTCTTGGTGGAATTTCCCAGTAGTAGACATAACAGTTGCAAGTGGTAGTGTAACAGTAGTTACTTTAGTTGATGCTGGTGTTGGAATGGTGGCAGGAGCAACTCTTATTATTGATAATTCTTCAGCCCCTGCAGGATTGTTAGCAGGTTCAGGATTTAGTATTCCTATTTCAACAGTAACGACAGGCGAAAACAACACAGCAATTGGATTTAGAGCAGGACAAACTAATAAAACTGGTTCTCGTAACTTATTCCTTGGATATCTTGCAGGGCAGAATGAAACAGGTAATGATAATTTATATATCTCAAACAGCAATACAGCAACACCATTAATATATGGAAAGTTTGATTCAAGTGGTTCAACTGCTGGAAGAGTTAAGATTAATGGTAATCTTGAAATTAAGACCAAGACACCAGCCACAGCAGGAGCAGATGGAGTAGTTGGAGAAATCGCATGGGATGCAGACTACATCTATATCTGTACTGCTACTAATACTTGGAAAAGGTCAGCCATAGCAGGCTGGTAATGCCCTTTTAAAGCCTTCCAAGGTACTTTTAAGCCACTTTTAGGCCTAATGTGACCTGCATCACACAGTCAGGCTCAAATAGCCTCCTTGCAGGATGCCCAATTAGGTGATACAATTAGGATATCTATATGTCACCTCATATTGATACGAGGCCTTTCAGGGGTTAAATCTCTTTCTTCTGGAGGGCCTCAACCCTGTCTGGACAAAGGTTTAAAACTCTGCTATACTTGAATCCTACCAGACTTTCGGACTGCATTATCGCATAGGGTTTAAGTGGTAGCGAAGAAAGGTTTTAATCTTTCTGAGTTTCTTTATCTATTATTTTAAATAAATAATGGATAGAGGGTTCTACGAAGAAAGGTTGTTCTACTACTTGATACCTTCTTTGGTTAACCTACTATTAATCCCGTTAGGGATTCCCGCAGGGGAAGAAAAGAGATAACAATGAGTAAGCATGAACAGATTAATCGTGTTGTTAATACTAAAGAAGCATTACAACACCAAGACTTCAATTGGAAGCAAATAACTAATCGCTATAAAAACACCTGTTGTGTATGTAATAGGTCTATTTCAAGTAGTGAGATTATATTATGGAACAAAGAACATTCATTAGTAATGCACTTACCTGAGATGTGTCAATTACTTGGTACTCGTAAGAAGATGCCATCAAGACGCAAGATTGAGGATAACGGAATGTTTCCTGTGGAGGTTAGTTATGCTAAGTAAAAAAGACCAATCAATTGAATATGCAATAAAAAGACCAAAGATTGTAGAAACTTTCTATAAAAATGGTTTAATCCAAGACGATGGATGTATTGTTTGGACAGCAGCACTAAATAAAGCAGGATACGGAAGAATGTGCATTAAGGATATTGATATTCTTGCTCATCGCTTTGCTTGGGCATTAGCCCATGGAATGGATAAACTACCTCTTGGAATTAGTTATGAAAGTAATGGAGACAGAATGGTATTAAATCATTTATGTCACAATAGAGCATGTGTAAATATAAATCATTTAGAGGTTATTCTACAAAGTCAAAATACAAGTAAATCCAAAAGAAAACCAAGAAAGCCAAATGATGCTATTGTTGCAGATAATTTAGAGGACTTCATGGAGCAGATAAGGAACACAGATTATGTCTGAGAAAAAAAGGGGACGACCAAAGAAAACTGTAATGTCCCACTGGGATAAGAAGTACTATCAATTAAGCGATAAAAGAGACAATCAAGCCATTAGAATAGTAAAAGAAGAGCGTATGCTTAAAGCCTTTGAATATATTCATCTTATGGCCTTTGATAGACCATTAGGCTGGTTTGAGATTAATCCCGTCAAGAAGGAGATTAGTGCTATACTTGACAGGATATGACAGCACACCCAAAGTATGGTTTCTCCAACTCACCATTTTATTACCTTGGCAAGTATAAGAGTACCCAAAGACCAAGGGTATGCGTAAGATGTGGTGCATCAGCCTATTATTACCATCATGATTGGGATTGGGTTTGTGCCACTCATTTGTTAGATTTAGTCAACATAGGTCAATTAGCATTTAGTTGGTCAGATTATGAGGAAGTATGGCAAAGAACGGAGAGACTCCTCCAAAGGACAGTACCATTGTCTACTGGTGTGAAGAACATGGTGTATCCATATGGGAAGCCTGCTGTAAAGGACGAGGACCAATGGGATACTATCAAGAGCCTGATGGAGAATGATGGGTAGTCCATATGCAACGGCTGAGTATAAGCGTAATAGGAAGATAGTATTAGAGGCCTCACAATGGACATGTCATTACTGCAATGCTCCAGCCAATACTGCAGACCACATCATTCCCGTCTCAAAAAACGGTAGCAATGAAGTAAGCAACTTATTACCAGCATGTGTAAAGTGTAATAGCAGTAGACAAGATAAGATATTAATACGATTGAGATACTTCAATAAGCGTTATGCCTGACATCTGGCTATCTGGTTTGGATAAGCGTAAGATGAAGGTTTGGATATAGTATATACTACGGCCTTTCCAAGGCCTTCTCATATAATGAGACAGTTCATCTCACATAGTGGACAAACCAAATAGCGAGCATATGCCCATATCCAACTATAAGGTTTGTTAACAAGATAGTTAAGCATTTGTGCGAGGGGATGAAGAAGCATACCAACTATCCATGGTAGTAGTATAATAGATAGATAAGAAACCTTTCATTTGACATATGAGGATATGCCTGATATGTGGATATGGGGTTTGTTAGATAGAAGGTTTGGCTATGTGGTTTGATATTAGGTTTGATATGGTAGGGTGGGTTTTTTTATTTTAAATCAATTCACTGCTATATAGTATGACCTAAAACCAGAAATATGAAATAGTAAAAAGGAGCAATATGACAGTAACAGGAATGCCTCAAGGTAGAAGAGGCTTTAGAGAAACCTCAGCAGTAAACGAACCACTTAATCTGGATATGACCTTAGCAGACAGTGTGAGATTATCCATATCTAAGGCTACATGGCTATCTGTAGAAGATTTAGGAGCAGCCAAGCAAGCAGTGTTATTGGCAGAGACTATTGATTCAAATCCAGATAAGCGACATCAATCAGCACCAATCCTAATTGCACTATTGGGAAACCTTGGTCTTCTAAATAATCGCAAGACGACAGAGATGTCTCCTGCTGAAATGTTGCAGGCTATTGCCAACGGTTAACTGGTTACCCACATATTGGACTGAACCTCTTAGCGAGGACTTTACTACAGATGGTAATAAGGTTATTAATATATCGCAGACTCTTTGGAGGCTCCCTGAAAAAAATGACGAGATATTAACATTAACTGATTGGCAGAAGTGGTTAATTAGACATGTCTTAGAGCGTTATCCAGATGACTATTACGACCCTTCTAAGGCTGGTAGGCTGAGGTATAAACAGGTAGTAATATCTATGCCAAGAAAGAACGGAAAGTCACTTCTGGGTGCGTTATTCGCCCTATATGGGATGCTTCTACATGAGCCTGCACCTGAAGTTATATCCGTTGCAGCAAGTGCAGACCAAGCAAAGATTGTGTATCGCAGGCTAAAACATCAAGTAGATTCATCTGATTTACTTGCACATTTCTTTAGTAAGTCTACAGAACATAGAGGACTTTGGACTAAAGATGGAACAGGTATGTATAAGGTTATAGGTAGTAATGTTGCAACAGCACAAGGTCTACATCCATCAATGGTCATATTTGACGAACTTCATGTTGCCAAAGAAGATGTGTGGACTGCAATGAGTCTTGGTAGTGCAACTCGTACTGACGGACTTACCATTGGCATCACGACTGCAGGTGATGACACATCAAACCTTCTAAAACATTTGTATGAAAGAGGAATGGCAGCCATTAATGGACAGGAAGATTTAGAAAGATTTGGTTTCTTCTGTTGGGAAGCACCCAAGGGATGTGCAATAGATGATGAAGATGCAGTGCGTAGTGCTAACCCACAACTCGCATCTGGAATCTTAAATTGGGAATCTGTAAAAAATGAATTAGCAACAATGCCTGAACCTGATGCAAGACGATATAGATTAAACCAGTTTGTCTCATCTATGAACGCTTGGATACAGGTAGGTGCATGGTCACAATGTCCTGATGGACGACCAACCAACCCTGAAGTCTTTGCTATTGAGCGTACTTCTGGATGGGAATATGTCAGCATTGTTACTGCAGAAATGCAGGCAGATGGAAAAATAGCAACAGAGTTAGTAGCATCACTAAACAATACTAACATTGATGAAGTAATTAATGTCTGTATGGGCTTAGCCAAATACGGTAAGCCCTTTATCATGGATGGAAATGTCTTAGATGATTTAGGTGCTGCCCTAAAACAAAAGGGATTCAGAGTACAAATGACTTCAAATAAAGACTTAATATCAGCATCAAACAACACATATAGTAGAATAATGAAGAGAGAGATTATCCATCCAAGAGATGAGATAGTTACCCTACAAATGCAAAGAGCAGTACGCAAAAATAGTGGCGAATCATGGCGAATTGCCCGTAAAGATAGTGGCACTGATATTGATGCAGCAGTAGGAACAGTATTGGCCGTTTGGTTTGTGGAGACACAAATAAAACCACAACAGATGGTTCATTGAGGAGAAGTAAATGGCACTTAGAGATAGACTAATCAGCAGACTTGGTTACCAAGTAGAACCAATGTTTGTTCCTGAGACAGAGAATCGTGGAGTAGCAAACACTGCACCTGCAAGAGTGGAGACTGGTGTAACACCAACTACTGCACTTAGTCTTGTTGCTGTGTCTCGTGCTACTTCAGTATTAGAAACTGCAGTCATGCAGATACCTGTAAATGTTTACAGAGGAAACACACAACTACCAACACCACTTTGGTTAGAAACACCAGACATTGAGAATCAAATATCTCAAGCAGAGTGGCTTGGCACAACATTAATTCACATGGCAACTTATGGAAATGCTTTTTGGCATATTCGCAGAGGACCAAGAGGAATTGTAAATATTACAAACTTACATCCAACAGATGTTAGTGTTGCAGTAGATGGCGATGGAAAGATTTACTACACATACTTCTCAAAGCGATATGATGCAAGAGATATTAAACATCTTAAGTTGTGGCACAGCCCATCAGCAACATCACTACTTGGTGAAGGCCCATTGCAACGCCATCGTTCAGTATTGCGTTCAGCATTAGACTTACACAACTATGCAGACAACTGGTTTAGAACAGCAGCAGTACCAACAGGTACATTAACAACATCAGAATTTCTTTCTGCAGATGTAGCAAGACAAAACAAAGAAGCCTTTGTTGCATCTCAGCAAGAAAGAAGTATTGCAGTCCTTTCATCTGGCCTTAAGTATGATTCAATTACACTAAGCCCAGAGCAAGCACAATTCCTTGAAAACCAAAAGTTCATCACACGACAAATTTGTATGATGTTTGGTGTTCCAACAATGTACCTTGGTATGGGCATTGAAGGTCAGGGAATGACTTATGTTAACGGCAATGAAGACAGAAGTAAACTATTTGAAGATGGATTACAGCAATATATTGTGCGTATCCAACAGGCTATTACAGACCTTCTTCCAAGAGGGCAGTATGCTGAGTTTAATCTAACAGAGTTCCTTCGTCCTAATGTTAAGACAAGATATGAGTCATATGCAATTGGTTTAACAAATAGATTCTTGACAGTTCCTGAAGTCCGTGAGATGGAAGGCATGTCAGAGATTATTGAAGTACAACCAGACACACCACAAGAACCAGTTCCAGTTGATGTCGTTGATGACAATCAACCTGTGGACTAAAATGGAGTAATGACTATGAATGAAATGATTACCCGCAGTTTTGAGATAAGAGCAACTGATACTGAGAAGCGTGAAGTTTCTGGTTTGGCTGTTCCTTATAATCAAACAATTGATATTGGTGGAGGATGGTCAGAGCGTTTTGAAAAAGGCTCAGTAGACCTAACTGCCAATGTAAAACTATTTCGTGACCACGAAGATATTATTGGCGTAGTTACAGAGATGGAAGAATCTGATGAAGGCCTATTAATTAGAGCCAAGATATCAGAAACAGTTTTGGGAAATGAAACACTTAACTTAGTTAAGGATGGAGCAATCCGTTCTTTCTCAGTTGGATTCATTCCAGTAACAGATGAAAAGAAAGACAAAACAATAATTCGTAAGAAGGTAAATCTAAAGGAAGTATCCTTAGTAGCATTTCCCGCATACGACAAGGCTGAAGTACTTTCAGTCAGAGAAGAAACCAATCAGGAGGAAATATCCATGGAAAACACAACACCTGATTACACTTCAGCAATTGAGGAAGTTCGTAATCACGCAGAAGAGTTAGAGCGTAGACTTGATGTTATTGCATCAGAAAAGTCACCACTAATCTCAGCACCACAATTCCGTTCATACGGAGCATATGTAAAGGCAGTCGCAGCAGGAGATGTTGAGGCTCACCGTACATTTACAGGAGCAGATTCAGCAGACACAATTATGAAGAA